AAATATGGTTTATCTTCTACTTGATAGCAAATTGCTAACTTATGTTTGACCAATGACCGCAAATGGTTGTCAATTTTTTCAAGTTTTAAGTTTTCTTTTAATGGATAACAACGTGATTTAAGAATAGGAAGTCTGGCATCCATACGACCAAAATCATCGCTAACAACTAATAAACGATAAAAAAATACTTCTTCTTCAGCAGTCAGTTCATTTAAAGCTGATGAATCAACAATACCTTCTTTTAACAATCTATTCGGCACGATTATTCCTTATTTTGTTCCAACAAATACCACAAAAATATTTAAAACGCTTATTTGACGAATAAAATGTTTTTGCATTGGAAATATCAGCAGCGTTTAAAACTTCTTCAAATGGCAATTTATCTAAAAACATTTTTATAGATTCAAAATCAGTTTTAGGAAATCCATCTCTTGCTTTTTCATCAAATAATTCAGCAATATTCCAAGCCATTTCTTCTTTTCTATACCTAGATTCAAAAATTATTTTTTGATATTCAATTATTTGTTTTTCCTGTTCAGCTATTTTTTGAGATTTAATTTTTAATGATTCAGGTATTAAATTTAAAGATTTAGCTCCTTTTCCTAAATTACATGGCTGACATGAAGTTATTAAATTATCAATTTCATTTTCACCACCATCAATTACAGGAATGATATGATCAACTTGTAAAACTTCATGTGTAGGTGTAACACCACAATATTGACATTTAAAACCATCACGTTTAAAAACATCAAATCGCAATTTTTTTGATAATGCTTTTCTTGGCATTTCATTCTCCAAAAATATCAGGTCTAAGCATTTCTCTAGTCAATCTACCTTCTGACAATTCAACTATTTTTCTTAAATGCTTAATTGGAATACCTTTACACCTGGCTTTCCATTGATAAATAGCCGTTTCTCTAATACCTAAAAGCATCGCAAGTCGGTATAAAGAACCAAACTCAAGTTTTAATTCTGTATAAATGTCCATGTAAAACTCCTTTCATTTGTAATACTAGCACATTTTACTACATTTATTATTAGTGTAAACACCTATAAAATATTTTTATAAAAGTGTTGATTTGTGGTAAAAATAAGAATAATATTTAGGTATGCAGTAAATTTATTAATCAATTGAAGAAAGAGAAAGTATATGAAAACATTTATAGAAGCACTTATATTAGGTACGTTAATGTTTGTTATTCCATTAGCTGTATGGATTATCAAGACTGGTGGTCTGTAATGTACGACCAATATTTAAAATCTAATTACGATGCTTGGCTTACTAATGACGATTCTGAATACGTTGATGAAGATGCATTTGAAGAACGAGTCAAAGATTTGTTGTATCACAATGATGACTATAACTGCTGTTTATTTGAAAACTTTAGTGAAGACATTTATTCAGCAACAGCAGAGCAGGCACAATCTATTGAAGAATACTTGCAAAACAAAGACTTTGAGAAACTAGGCCGTTTGTTATGGTGCATATCAATGGAATCTCGTGAGAAGTTTGCAAGAATACAAGCTGAAAAAGAAATGGACAATTAAATGAACTTTGTGAAAGAACTAGAAAAAATGGATAAACGTAAAACTTTTAGTGAGTTGCGTCAAATTAACGTCAATGAGTTTACAGAACGTAAAGGCAATCTAACGTATTTGTCTTGGACTTATGGCTTAGACATTCTATTGCAAAATGATTCTACGGCTACATGGAAGTTTTTAGAACCAATGGTTTATAACGAAACTATGATGGTGCGTACAGAAGTTACAGCTTTAGGTAAAACTTTAGAAATGCAATTACCTGTAATGGACAATCGTAATAACGCAATCAAGAATCCAGATGCTCGTAAAATTTCGGACTCACAGATGCGTTGCTTGGCTAAAAATATTGCTTGCTTTGGTATTGGTTTATATATTTATGCTGGATCTGATTTGCCATCGGATGCTATTGATGAAGAAAAACCTGACATGACAGATTTAACAATACATTGGTTAGACAATATTAACGAATGTTTAGACATGGATACTCTTAAATCAGCATATGGCCAAGCATATAAAGAACTTAGTAAAAACAAAGAAGCTATTGCTAAGATTAGTGCAGCTAAAGATAAAAGAAAGGCAGAATTACTATGAAAGCATTTCCATTATCAAATGAAAAAAATTATGGTCAAGATGGCATGGATTTAAGAGATTACTTTGCAGGACAAATAATTGTAGGATTTCTATCTAATCCTAAAACTGACTATTCAAGTAGATTGATTTCTAAATTATCTTTTGAATTAGCAGATGAAATGATGAAAGCGAGAGAACTATGACTGACGCACAATTAAAAGAATTAGCTGACCTTAGAGTTGCTATTCAAGATTTAAAATATCAACTTATTCATAAACATCGTGAATTATCAGATGCAGAGATTATATCTTGTATGGATAAAGTTGATCCTGATATTAATGACATGATTGAATTTGCTAGAAAAGTATTAAGAAAGGCAAGAAATGACAGCAAATGAACTAGCAGATGCAATTGAAGATTGGGAATATGAAATTGGTACTCAATTTTCTAAAAAAGTTGCCACTATGCTACGCCAACAAGCCGAAAAGATTGAAGAATTGAAAGCTGATGCAGAAAGATATAAGTATTTAAGAAATTATTGCTATAAATTAAAGTATCCCAATAGCGATATTGATAGAGCAATGGAATTAAATTTTGTTGTTAGTGGAGTATGGGCTGATAACAAAAATCCTGAAGTATTAGATGGTTTGATTGATTTTATGCATAAAGAGGCAAAAAATGACTGATATTATTCAAGGTACAGATGCCTGGCATCAACTCCGTTTAGGCAAGGTTACTGCTAGTCGAGTTGCTGACATTTTAGCCAAGACAAAGACTGGCACATCTGCTAGTCGAGGTAATTATCTTATCGAGCTTGCACTTCAGCGAGTTACAGGTAATATTGAACCAACATATATGAATGAGGCTATGCAATGGGGTACATCCACAGAACCACAGGCGAGAGTTGCTTATGAAGTTAAAACAGGTAATTTTGTTGATCAAATCGCTTTTATCGACCATGACGTTATATCTTGGTTCGGTTGCTCTCCTGATGGCCTTGTCAATAGTGATGGGCTTATTGAAATCAAGTGTCCTAACTCTGCTACACATTGGGCAACAATTAAGGATGGTAAACCACCAGCTAAATACGTTATACAAATGCAATCCCAAATGGCAGTAACGAATCGAGAATGGTGCGATTTTATCTCGTTTGATCCTCGTATGCCAGAACGTAGTCAGTTGTTTATTTGTCGTGTAGAACGTGATAAAACGATGATTGATGAAATAGAATCTGAAATAGTCAAGTTTTTAAGTGAAGTTGAAAGTGAAGTTAATTTAATGAAAGGAAGTTGATATGGGTATTAAATATTATGTAAAAGCAGCACTATCTGAATACACAGATAAGGATGGTAAGTCCAAGAAAAAATATCAGTCAATAGGAGTTGTTATAGAAACCAAGAACGGCTTAATGTTAAAACTTGAGTCATTACCATTACTATCGTTAAAAGACGGTTCTCTAATGGCTTATTTGAACGAACCAGAGGACAAGCCAAGTGGAGAATTTCCAGCAACTCTAGCTGATATTAAGGATGACTCTATTCCATTCTAGGAGATTTCTATGACACCATACAATACAGGTAAGGTCAAAATAGGTATTAACTATAAACCACGACCATATATTGAAACTGATCCTGATATGCTTAGACTACAAACAGCTTTACTGTCTAAAGGTATCTGGGATATATTTAAGAAATGGTTATCAAAATGAGAACGGTTATTAACGTAGCCGTTATTTTTTCTCTATTGGTGTGTTTATTTATTATTTCTTTAACTGAATTAGAAAGATACCAAATTAAAAAAGATTGTGGACTCATGGAAATAAGTCCTGATTTCACACCAAAAAAACGTCAAATGTGTAGAATGATTCGTGGATCAGTTAAATAGGCACTAGAGGATGTTACAAGTAAGTTTTTTTCCTATTTTCCGACTTACAGCTAGCAGTAACCAAATCTATGATCCACCTAATATCTTTTCTACATTTTGAATCTTTGCTATACGGTCATCCAGTCCTAGCAAACCACCATTGATGCGTTGCGTCATGGTTTTATAATCACTAGCGTCTGCTGCCATATTTAAGTTCCGTTTATTCCAGTACCATCCAGCAGATAAACAAGCGTACTCTGGTTGCAACAGTAAATCAGGATTATTAATGGCATCCACTCCTGACGAATCACTAAACGATTTATAGTTATCACGGCCAGTCAATTGAATTAATCCACGACCATGATACTTCCATCCATCACCATCTTCTAAATTGCCCATACGACCACCGTATATCTTGTTAGCAATCTTTTCTGGTGTATCAAATGGTAATGCACTCTCTACAGTAGGAAAACGGCTAGGAAACACAATATGAAGTCTATCAGGTTTGTAATGTAAGTTTTCTTCTAATACTTTAAAGTTACCAGATTCATGCTGACATTGACCAATAAAACTAGCTTGTCTTTTAGGAGTTGATATATCGTATTTAGCAAATACATCAATTAATGGTTGTAACCATTTTTCATCAAGTCCTATTGCTTTTAATTGATCATTTGTCATTGTCTTCGCCTATTTTGATTCCTGTAATTAAACCGATAAATCCACCGACAACAGTTTGAAATGCTGGGCCAATAATATCAAATACTTTTGTATCATCAACATTTGGATCTAATATGGCATAAATAAACATAAGTAACATAGCAACAATCACGCAAACCAATGCCCAAGATGCTATTAATAAAACGTGCTCTTTAGTATTCATTTTTTAGCCATTATCTTTTCTAATGTTCTGCCACCAAAATAAGCACTCATAATGAGCATACCCCATTGTCCAAGTAATTCAACATATGCTTGATTGACGTTAATGTTCATCGCAGAGAATCCAGCAAATGTTGTATAGACTCCTAGAATGAATATAAGCGTCATAGGTCGAATATTTTTAGATAGCCAAGAGTCAGATGTCAAGTCAGCTTTCCAACGGTCTGATACGTTGTTTTGCTCGTTCATATCAGCTTGTAATTCAGCTAAATGTCCATCTTGTGCTAATTTCTGTAAATCTAATTGTGCTTGTGCTTTTTGTGCAGGATCAGGAATAACCTTATCCAAGATTTTCATTCCTACACCTATAACGTCATCTATACCAAACATATCAGTCCTTTAATAGAATAATTAACATCATACAAATCAATGCAAATATTGTCCACCATTTGAATAAATCATCATCCACGCACTATATCCTTCTTGGTTCGAACAATTACTTTATGTTCCACAGGAAACTTTACTTTAGGTTTCTTATGTAACTTTTCTTCAAAATGCAAATAACATACATTTGCCCAGATGAACAACTCAATCAAATAAACAATGAACCAAATGGTTGCCCATGTCATACAAGATTAAAATAAAACAACAAACTGGTAACAATAAACGCTGCAAAAAAACACCAAAACTGCACTCGTCTTACGTCTTCTAATTTATGACCGTAATACTTCTTACTTTCTAAATGTTCTTTTTCTACTACTTGCTTTAACTCTAAAACCTTGCTCCATTCTTTTGCACCATACTTAGCTTTAAATTCTTTTTCAGCTTCGTTTTCTGCTTGAATGATGGCACTTTGATTCTGATACTCTTGGATAGCTCGATAGATCATCGAGTTTTCCATTGCTTCTTCGTGAATCTTATGTTTTTTTCGTGCTTCTAATTCCTGTAATGCGACTTCTGTTCCATCTCGTTGTATGTTCTCAATGCTCTTGGTAAGTTTCTTTCCAGCTTGCCTAGTTTGTTCCAAACTATCTGCTAGAGAGCTTGCACCTTCAGCAATTGGATTAACCATTTCATTTTGATATTAAATGTTGAACAATATCGACAATCATGTCTTTACCAAAAAATACAGATATAATCACAGCGTATAAAAGATATTCAATACGTTGCATACGCTTAGATCCTTTATCAAAAGAATCCAATATACCTTCGTAGCGTTCTGCACAAACGGCTTCATGCACAGACAAACGTTTATCATTTTCAGCAATTACAGCTTCCATATCCATACTAAGCCTTCATAATCTTATAGTTTGAATAGATAATATATGTATAAACAACATCTAATATAGCAATAGCAATTAAAACATCCTTAACAAACCATCCAACAACAACAGCAAATAGTTTATAAATAGCCAATGCAGGAATTAATCCAATTTTAGATATTCCAAACGCAACGACTGGATTAGCTTCATGTCCTTTGTTTATTGTTAAACATTTATAAGTAGTCCAAAAATCCAAGACTTGAAGAATAACAAATATAGCAAATAGTATGTAATTAATCACGATAAAATTGCTCCAAAGTTTTTAAATACAGGACTAGCTCCAGTAATTGTGCTTACAGTATTTACTGCACCAATATATCCACCAGCCGTAGGAGTTTGATAATACAATATTTCACCTTGTCCATAATTTCCTGTAGTTGGTGCAGTTGTTATTTTTGCAGGAGTTGTATTTACAGAAGTAACATATTCTTTTGGAACATAAAGAGCCATCGATTCTAAACCACTTCCACTTAAACCAGATCCACCATAAATATTACTTACCTGAATATAAGTAATGCCAGAAGATGTTAAATTGGTTAAATTGTAATCAAAAATAGTATACATATAACATCCATAATATTCAGAACCTATTTGAATTGTTCTTACTTTACTGACGTTGTATTGAAAGTTAGGAGATGCTCCTAATCCACCTACAGTATAAATTTGTGGAATAACTGTTCCGTTATTATCATCTACACACAAATACAAAATAACTACAGTTGAACGAATTGGAGCTCTTGGAGTAATAAGTGCGTAATTACTTGAAGCAGTAGAAGCCCACCAAGCACGATATGGTCCATCAAATACTGGACTTCCAGTAGATTGAATATTTCCATAGGCTTGATAAACGCTTGTTTGATATAAAGGATCATAAAATATTTTGTTGTCAACTTGAATAGCATTTACATATTCTGTAGGAAGAATAACTGTTCTATTTGTTGTGTAATTACGATAATCAACATAAGCAACATCATAATAATTAGGAGAATTTCTCTCCATAATTACTTCTAATTTTCCATCTTCAGAATTTGTTGTACCAACATTATTAATAATTACAACAGGATTAATTGGAGTTGAACTTGGATTTTGTCTATCAAATTGACATCCTGTAACTTGTAATACATCAAATGTGCATCCACCAGTACTAATTAAAGGATTATATTGTCCTGATACTGCTGAATTATTAAATGACTCAAAACAACAATTAATAAATTTAATAGATGCAAATGCCGTACTATTTGTAAATGTAACTAATGGCACATTGTTTTGATGATTTTCAGCATTAAAATTTTCAAATACAAACATACTGTCTGTAGAACAATAATCTAATTGAATTCGTGATTGATTTGTAATTCCTGAAATATAAGACGTTACACATTCACCACTTTCTATCCATAAGCTGCGAACAGTATGACAATATAAATCACGATTAGCATTATTATCAATTTGTAAATTTTTAAACCATATTTGACAATCACCACCAGATAATTGTTGTAACCATACACCAATATAATTGTTTGTTGCTGCCGTTATTCCATTATGATAAGTTTCTGAACAATTAATATGTTGGATACCAATTCCAAAACCTTGAACATTTACATTTTCAACTTGAACATAATACGCATAACTTAAATTTAAACCTACAGTTGCTTGTTCTGGACTTGACCAAGAACTTGATTGAGTTTTCTGTCCCCAAATTTGTAAATTACGAATAACTATATTTGATGAC